TAAATGAATTAGCAAAACAATTTCCACACCTAACACCTGAAGACTTAGAAGATATTGTAAATAACAAAAGCTATCACCAAACAAACCATGCTAACTCTTCAAATTATCTTAACGAGGTTGACAATAATAAAGTTCAAGTTTTATATTTTAATTATAAAACATATATGAATGAAGTTTACAAAGTAAAAGAAACAGGTAGTGGTGCTGAAAAAGCAATAGAAAAAGATGATACATTTAACCCACCAACAGAATCAACTGATTATTCTAGACTACAAAGAAGTATAGAAACTTTATACGAAGGTGCTTTAATACTTGGTACAAATAAGTTGCTTAAGTGGGAAATGTCTAAAAACATGATGAGACCTAAAAGTGATTTTACTAAGGTTAAAATGAATTACGCTATTGTTGCTCCGCGTATGTATAAAGGTAAAATTGAAAGTTTAGTAAGACGTGTTACTGGTTTTGCTGATATGATACAGCTTACACATTTAAAGTTACAACAAGTGTTGTCACGTATGGTACCAGACGGTGTTTATTTAGATGCTGATGGTTTAGCTGAAATAGATTTAGGCAATGGTACAAATTACAGTCCACAAGAAGCTTTAAACATGTTTTTCCAAACAGGTTCTGTTATAGGTAGATCATTTACTTCTGAAGGTGAAATGAATCCTGGTAAAGTGCCTATTCAAGAAATACAATCAGGTTCTGGTGGTCAGAAGCTACAGTCACTTATAGGTAACTATAACTATTACTTACAAATGATAAGAGATACTACCGGACTTAATGAAGCTAGAGATGGTAGTACACCAGATAAAAACGCTTTGGTTGGTGTGCAAAAGTTAGCCGCAGCAAACAGTAACACAGCAACAAGACACATACTACAGTCTGGCTTGTTTTTAACTTCTCAGGTAGCGGAGTGTTTATCACTTAGAGTGTCTGATATTATAGAATACTCACCAACCGCCGACGCTTTTATTCAGCAAATTGGAGCTCATAATGTTGCTACGCTTAATGAAATGCAAAATTTACACTTATATGATTTTGGTATATTTATAGAGCTTGCTCCAGATGAAGAGGAAAAAGCATTATTAGAAAATAATATACAAGTTGCTTTAGCACAACAAACTATTGACCTTGAAGATGCTATTGATATTAGAGAAATAAAAAGCTTAAAACTAGCAAATCAACTGCTTAAACTAAGAAGATCGAAAAAAATTGAAAGAGATCAAGAGCTAAGCGAAAGAAATATACAAGCACAAGCAGAGGCAAATGCACAAGCACAACAAGTTGCAGCGCAAGCAGAGGTGCAAAAAAACATGGCGCTTACAGAGCAAAAAACTTCTTTAGCTCAAATAGAAATGCAATTAGAGCTTCAAAAAATGCAAGCTGAAGGCGCACTTAAAAAAGAGTTAATGGAGCAAGAGTTTCAATACAACATGCAGCTTAGACAGATGGATAATGAAACTGTAAATAAAAAAGAAAAAGAAAAAGAAGATCGTAAAGACGAAAGAACAAGAATTCAAGCAACTCAACAAAGTGAGCTGATTGATCAAAGAAATAGTGCAAAAGCACCTAAAAACTTTGAGTCCGCAAGTAATGATAATATAGGAGGCGGATTTGATTTAGGTGCATTTGATCCTAGATAACAATTATTAACTATTATTATATTATATTATGGCAAAAAAGAAAAAGGTAACTGAAGAAGTTACAAAAGTAGACTTATCTAAAAAAGCTACACCTGAAGATAACGTTACAAAAGTAAACCTAGATAAACCAATAGAAAATGAAACCAAAGATGAAACTAAAGAAGATAACCCTGTCGACGAGGGAGTGGCTAGAGTCGATGAAAATGCCGATGCCGCAGAAAAACAAGAAGAAGTACAACAGGAAGCTGAAACACAAGAAACTCCAGTACTAGAAGAAATTACTGAAGAAGAAGTTAAAGAGCAAACAGAAGAATTAACTGAACAAGTTGAAGAAGCTGTATCTGAAGCTCAAGAGACTAGTAAAGCAATACCTGAAAATATACAAAAGCTAATGGATTTTATGGAAGATACTGGCGGTACATTAGAAGATTATGTAACGCTTAATCAAGACTTTTCCAGTTATGATGACATGACAGTCCTTAGAGAGTATTATAAAAAAACAAAATCTCATTTAACGCCTGAAGAAGTAGAGTTTTTAATTGATGACAGGTTTTCGTATGACGAAGAAGTTGATGAAGAAAGAGATGTTAAAAAGAAAAAAATAGCGTTAAAAGAGCAAGTTGCCGACGCTAAAGCCCATCTGGACAGGCAAAAGTCCAAATACTATGAAGAAATTAAAGCTGGGTCAAAGTTGACCAAAGAACAACAAAAAGCTGTAAATTTTTTTAATAGATATAACAAAGAATCAAAAGAAAACGAAGCGGTTCTTGAAAAACAAACAAATACTTTTAAAATGAAAACTAACAATGTTTTTAATAAAGACTTCAAAGGTTTTGATTATAACGTTGGTGATAAAAAGTATAGGTTTAATGTTAAAGATGCTAACAAAGTAAAAGAAAACCAAAGTGATGTTAATAATTTTGTCAAGAAGTTCTTGAATGAAAATAACGAAATGTCAGATGCAAAAGGTTATCATAAATCTTTGTTCACTGCTAACAACCCTGATGCTATTGCAAAACATTTTTACGAACAAGGCAAGGCAGACGCTTTAAAAACAAGTGTTGCTAAAGCCAAAAACGTAGACATGAATCCTAGACAACAACATGGCGTTGTTGAAGCTGGTGGTATAAAAGTTAGGGTGTTAGGTGATAGTTCTTCTGATTTTAAGTTTAAAATGAAAAACAATAAATAACAATTTAAAAATTAAAAAATAAAAAATTATGGCAATTTCAAATCCAGGAGGTAATTTGAATACTGTACCGTCGCCAACTAAGGCTACGTTTGCAACAAATTATCTAGATTTAGCGTCAGGGTCTACGGACTGGGCGCAACAATATGTACCGGACTTAATGGAGAAAGAAGCTGAAGTATTTGGAAACAGAACTATTTCAGGATTTCTTGCTCAAGTAAGTGCCGAAGAGGCTATGACTGCTGATCAAGTAGTTTGGTCTGAACAAGGTAGATTACATTTATCTTATATAGGAAACATTAAAAGTACAACGGCAACTGCGGCGCCATCTGGTGTTGGTGGTGTTATTGAAATCGATAGTGATATTGATGGAAATGCTACTTCAACTTCAGCTATTGATCACGGTATTAGAGTAAACGATTTACTTTTAGTATCTAGTGCTTCTTTAACAGCTATGTGTTTAGTTACAGGTGTTACAGCTGACGATATTGATGTAGTTCCTTATAACTCAGTTACTACTGCTGGAACATTAGCAGGTATTGGTTTTAGTACTGATACTGTTACTGTATTAGTTGTTGGTTCTGAATATGGAAAAGGTATGTCTTATGTAAAAGATGCTGTTACTACTACTAATATTCATAACAGAAGTCTTGATCAAGTTGACT